TTTATATACTTACAAAAAAGAATATGAAGAAATTTTCAGAAATGGGTGTAACATACACCCCAGCTGACGGAAAGAAACGCTTTCCAGGTAAAGTAACACGATTGAGTGATATAGTAAACATTCCTATTGAAATACATGATTTTGAAACTGGTATAGACACCAAGGAAGGTGAGAACAGATATTTGGTATCATTTCGTAATCCTGCTAAACAAGAATGGGGAAAGTTCTTTACGGCTTCAGCGGAAATGAAGGGAATTTTAGATCAAGTCAGTGACATTGAGGATGGTTTTCCGTTTGAGACAATAATTAAAGGTGAAGTTTTTGACGGAGGTAAACGAAAATATAATTTCACCTAACAGGTAAAAGATAACATACGAATCCGCATCTCATCCGCTACTTTTGTTGAAAATCAAAATTCATAAAGATGGAAAAGATTTACGGCACGAAGCAGCGGCAGGATGGGCTTATACATACAGGCCGAACCAAATGGACATTATTTTATGGCTTTGGAAAGGATGATGAGGCAAGTGAAAGAGGTTGGGAGTACCGACATACATTTGACCACAGTCCAACACTTTCCGAGGTTAAGGAACTTATTATCTCTACTATAAATACTGCCACGCAGGAGAAGATCGTGAACGGCTTTATATGGAATGAAAAGCCGATATACCTATCTGCTGAAAATCAATTGAATTTTGCTGCTATAGAACGTAACAAAAATATTCTATATCCACTTACCCTAAAAATCAATGAACAGGAAGATGGTACTCCCATCTACTACACCTTCGAGAATGTAGATGAATTTATCTCATTCTCCCAGGCAATGAGCCTGTATGTGATAGAAACTGTTCAAAATGGTTGGAAAGAAAAAGACAGTGTAGATTGGACAGTGTTTAATATAAAATAGACAAGAATGAAGAAAAAATTGATTGAATGGCTTGCACAAAGCAACAGGTGGAAACATCTTGTTGGGGGATTTGGTATCGGTATTTGTGCGTTTGATTGGTTTTCTGCAACCTATGCAGGTGTACTTACTGCAGGTGCTTTGGAGTATAAAGACAAGGCATATGGTGGCAATTGGGACTGGATAGATTTCGGCTTAACAGTGGCCGGAACGTGTGTAGGACAATTAGTGAGAACTATCGTATGACGGAAGTGCAACATGTAACGGAGGTGGCTAAAGGCATTAGTGACTATGGCATGATGGCTGTGAGTGCTGCATTTTTTCTTTTGCTTTCAGCAGCTATGATGATAGCACTATTCAAATGGTTTAAGAGTATGATAAACCGCCTTCTGGAACAACAGGAGTGTTTGAATCAATTGCTTGATACAGTACAAGACAATGTGAGTTTGCAACGAAACTTAATGGAAAGACTTCAACCTGAAACCTTACTGCGTATCCGGAATTTGACGGGTTTCGCTTTTGACCTTAGTATCGAACAGGTTTGTAGGTTGATAAAGCGGGTTCGAATAGAGAATCACATAGCTGATCGTGAAGCAACTGTAAACAAAATACGGAAATCACTTCAAGTAATCCATGATGATCGAAAGAGTCGCTTTGACCCTTTTATATATCATGGAAAACCTCTGTCGGAATATTGTAATGAGAATTGGGTGGAAGATGTGGTGAGTGTAGTTGAAAGTGAAATCTATAATGAGGATGGAGAAAATAATGCACGCGCCTATACCAATGTGAAACTTGCATACGACAATATAAAAACGGACTTTTATCAACGCTTAAATAGTTAATTATGAAAATATTAATAGATAATGGACACGGGGAAAATACACCGGGCAAACGTTCTCCTGATGGGAAATTACGAGAATACCTTTATGCACGCGAGATTGCAGAATCTGTGGAACGAGCCTTGCGTGCGAAAGGATATGATGTAGAGCGTATTGTGCATGAGACAGTAGATGTGCCATTGGCAGAACGAGCAAGACGTGTGAATGAAATTTGTGCACGGTATGGGGCAACAAATGTATTACTTGTTTCTATTCATTGCAATGCTGCGGGAAACGGCGAATGGATGAGTGCAAGAGGTTGGTCGGCATACACTTCAAAAGGTAAAACAAAATCGGATGAATTGGCCACTATGTTATACGAGGAAGCCGAACAGAATTTTGCCGGACAAAAAATCCGTAGGGATAATTCGGACGGAGATCCAGATTGGGAAGAGAACTTCTACATTTTAGTAAAAACCAAATGTCCGGCTGTTCTTACAGAAAACTTTTTTCAGGATAATAAAGAAGATGTGGCTTTCCTCAACTCAGATGAGGGGAAGCAAGCTATCATTAAAACTCATGTAAATGCAATAATCAAATACGTCACCAAGTATGGGAAAACTTAAGAATATTGCAGTAGTGTTGTTTATGATTGTATTTCTTGCTTCGTTGTTTATGAATGTAGTACATTTTGCAAGTAGGCAACAGAAAACAAGAGATACAACAAGAACAACCTATGTTGATACAATACCATTTTATAAGCCCATTCCTAAAGACAGCTTTGTTATTCGATATGTTACTGAACGTCTTCCTACAGTCTCGAAATTGCCGGAAAACGTACAAAAATTGCCTGAAAGCGTATCAGAATTTCCGAAAATCGTGAAAAATTTCCATGAATCTGTATCAGAGGATAGTGTAGATGTGATTATTCCTATTACCAAAAAGGTATACAAGGATAGTTTATATACGGCATACGTAAGCGGATATAACCCGAAACTTGACAGCTTGGTATTACATTCGCAACATGAAGTGGTAACCATTAACGACTGCTATCCTAGGTCGAGGAAGAAACGTTGGAGTGTTGGTGTTCAAATTGGATATGGAATAGCATTAAGAGGGGTGCCGGAATTTACACCATATATTGGAGTTGGTGTATCATGTAATCTATTCAATTTTTAATTATGACAGATATTGCTTTAACCGTCAATAAAGAAAGTGTATATGAAGAAGTGGCACAGACCACAGCTTATACCGGGGCTAAGATGGACAACGAACTCGCATACAACCGTATTTTCACAACGGATGAGGATAAGAGTATGCTAGAGCGTTTTTGGAATGAAAGCAAAAACACTGCTTGTAATAGCTTGAAAAAAATACTTCTTAACGAAGTCGAAAGAGAGGGGATATATCAGCTTTCGTTGGGGTTATCAAGTTCGTTTGATGAAGCTTTAACAGAAAGTATGGAACGTAGTCTGTTCTCGTTTTTTGTTATGAATATTACGGCAAAGTGGTACACATTTACCAATAAAGAAGAAGCAACCGGATATGCAACGGAAGCGGCTACCTATATGGAGGACGTCATGCGTAAGGCATTTTTTAAAAAACGTCCTATACGTCCTACGTACAATTGAATTATTTTTAATCTTTATTTATTATGGCAGAAAACAAGAAAACATTGACAGTGACCCAACAGGTTAAAGAGCTTGTTTATGATATTCAGAACAAGGCATACTTGACCGGGCAGGCGCGTGAGGCAGAGGGTAAAAAGAATTATGAAGCCGCCTCTAATATGCAAGCGAGTGATGATGAGGAAAACAGCTATCAAATCCGTCGTTCATTGGCAAATGCGTTTTCATCTTTGAAGAGTCTGCTTGGAGAGTATCTTTCAGAAGACAAAAGTACAAGCAACAATCTGATTGCAAAAGAAATTGATGATAATGGTGTACTAGAACTTGCATTCGAGTTGCCGAGTAACTATAACAACTCTTCGGCTGATGCGTTGGGCAATGGTATTCATGCCTACCTTGTAGATATGGCTTTGGGAGATTGGTTTGCCATTACCAACCCGGAAGATGCAGCTTCATACGTACAGCATTCGGCGATAAGTTTAGAGAATGTAAAGCGTGCGCTTTATAAACGTAGCCGACCTGAAAGACCGACTTATTCTTAATGTATTCTCATGGGATATTGTTGTAAGAAACTCCAGCAGACAAAAACAGTAACGCTGACATTCAAACGTTCAGAGTTACTCTATGACGTAGAGAACTGCTCTTTTGTGGAAGGTGATATTATGGAAACGGAGAATGAACATGCCCGGCATCAGGTGTTTGACATTGGACAAAGTGGTAATGTGAACCGGGTTACACGTGTACTCAATCTTACCCATGCAGAATGTGTGGAAATGCTATATCCATATACCAAACAGGAAATCTCGGACGAACAGGAAGCTCTTGATGATATTCTTGTAGCTCCCGAAGAATATCATATTGTACTCACTTTACCGGAGAATTTTTCTTTATCTACGGTGAAGCTACTAAAACATCTGATACACGAGTATCTTATCTGTAAGGTACTTGCAGATTGGATGAGTATAACGAATCCAAGTAGTAAGGCTAATTGGGAGGAGAAGATAATGAGTATCAGAGCTAAGATACAGACATCGCTAATGTCGAGAAAAGGCAAAATAAAACGAAAGTTGAAACCTTTCTGATAAAAGGAAGAGCCGGAGTGCATCACGCATTCCGGCTCTTTTGCTAACAATCTTTCTTAACCTTAATATGAAAAAAACTAACCTATGTAAGTTATCTTGGTTTATTAAGCATACGGGGGGTGAATTGGACGGTAAACCCCAACAAACTTTCAGATTTGTCTAGTTTGCATATTAGTACAAGTCGGAATGCTTTGTATGGTGTGCCATGGAAGCCTCGCATATATTTATCGGTACTACTCCATACTGCATGCCAGTTGAATAAATCATTTGAGCCATACAGAACTTGTGAGACATGGCTACTCTTGAAATATCCGCGTTGTATGATGGTGTCTATCGTTTTGAACATGTTTGGATCATCTATTTTGAACGGACGAGTGACAGCCAATGCAGTAATAGGTTCTATTGTGTTATCAGGCTGTGAGAAATTAACGAGATCATTATCTGAAGTCATAGCGAGTGCATCAGGATAGGAGTTTAAACCACTCATGATGTTACTATGCATCATTCCCCATTGCTTACTATCCATTGAATATAAGTAAGCATAGGTACATGATGGGTTGTGAATGATGAT